TTTTTTCACTCACAAGTTGATTTCCCCGCGTAATCTTTTGGAAAACAGTGCATAGCCTTTTTATAATGCTTATTATCGTAAGCGGCTGACCATCTTTCATCTTCCAACATCCAGTGGCACTGCTTTCGACTCATGGGTTGCTGGAGTGACATTTGCCCAATATAATGATCAATAGCTCCATCATTACCCCACATTGAAATTACTAAAATATATTCTCTTAAAGCCATTAATATAACTCTTTATCTGGACTCACTTTAACTGGTTTGCAATAGGCTGTAACCTTATGCTCTGAAGGAACTCCGCTATAATGTTGATAGTTTCCGTACCTTTTAGTCACTTGTGATGCAAAGAAATTACAATCAATAACGGACCTGAAGTACATATCTTGGCTCTGGATTTTCCCTCCTAACACCACAACCAATAGAAATGCGTGTATCATTTTTTAGCCATATAAGCCTGTGCGCCAAAATAAAATCCCACAATAGATGCCTGACTTAAAAATAACATATCACTTAAACTTGTTAAAAACTGCAATCTGCTTTCTGGTATCATTGGAACCAACGGCAATAAGGCAAAGCCAACCATACTAGCCACAGCAATCCAAGCCATGCGCTTTTGTGCGTCCGCTTTTTCCTCACGAAGCTCTAACTCAAGCATATCCTTTGCGTGAGCGATTTCTTCATCCGTCACGGTTCCGTCATTGTCTAGGTCAAACTGTGCAAACCTAGAGTTTTCTGAAAGTTTTTTAACCATTAATAGATTTTAAACTCTCTTTTACGCGAGACACGACCTTGCCCACGGCAGACACCACCGCCTTTACTAAATCCAAAATCGCGTTGACCAGTCTTCGTATCATACTTAAAGCCTTTCTTACCCGCTTCTATGGCCTCCTTGATTATCTTTATCTGCTCATCGCTAAGACCCAGCATTAGATCTTTCAACGGAGGTGTATCTTTTTTGTCAGTCATGACTTCTTCTTTTTAGATGAAGCTTTTTTCTTGGGTGCTTTTCCGCCTACCCAAGCCTCATTCACATTAGGAGTTGATTTGTCATCAGACTTCAATGTGCCATCTTCATTTCTGGCACGAACAGGCTCAACAGGTTTTGGAGCTTCTTCCTTAACAGGAGCAACAACAACACCAGCCTCCTTCAAACGAGTTTGACGCTTTTTTTCTTTTTCAACTTCTATGAATTTTGAACGTACAGAACTTGCAGACATCACATTTTCCTTTGTAAGTTTGCCGCAGCAATATCTCGCTGGGTCTGGATCCTCTCTTCAGCCACACGGGTTTTCTCCGCAGTAGCCTCCTCGGTTAAATCAAGTCTTTGTTGAGCCAATAAAACATCATTGCGCTCTTTTTGCTTCTCAAGCTCTTGTCTCTCTTCAAATTGTCGAGCTTTTTCTTGAATCTCTGCGCCTCTCAAGGACAGTTCCTGTTGCCTGATTTGAACAAGTGGATCTGTCTGAGCTGAGTCGGCAGGTGCAACAGCTTGTGCATACTGCTCAGTTAACTCACCAATTAGCTCCGCAGCTTTACTAGCAATTTGCCCTTGTAGCTGTTGAGCCATTTGTGGGTTTTCTTGTAATACCATTCCAGCCTCTGGATCAAGCTGAGACATGATTTCCTGTTGTGCTTGAATTTCTGCCATCATGCCAATGTGTTCCTGAATATGACCCTGCAAGGTCATAACAATCGTTGCGTTTGCTTGCGCTACTGGTGTTGATAAAATGGCAAGGTGAGCCTCAATATGAGCCTCGTGGTTCTGATCAGGGAACGCTTGCAGACGCTGACCACGCATAGCCTCTTGATTTTCCTTGGCTGGATTAGCTGGCTGTGGCTGTTGGGGAATGGGTAAAATAGCGTCAATATTGGTAACGCCAAGAGCCTCGTACATCTTTCTATATGCCTGATATAACCCCTGCTCTGCACCATGTATTTCTGGATTAGACTGAACTAACTGCAATTCTGTCTGTGCCAAGGCGATACGCTGCGACATAGAGAAGATATTTGGGTCAGAAACAGGTAAAACATCAATTCTGTCATCAAAATCAGCCTGTTTTATCTCTGGGGGCGCACCTGGAACAGAATATGGATACACAGGAGCCATGTTTCTGGCAAAAATATTGGCTAAAATCTTAAATTCCTGCTTTTGAGAGTAGTGAAGACGCTTGTGAATGGCTGACATGACCTTTGTGCCACGTTCCATAATCGCCATTGTAGTCCCTACAGGCGTTTCTCCGCCCATTTCACCTATTTTCATGTCTGCCATAGACGCAAACCGCCTACCAGCCTCCACAAGCCCTCCTAAGAGGCTGTATAGCGTCTGTGAAGGCTCTTTAAACGGCAATGTCATGATAGATTGACGAATATCCATGCCAGCGGAGTCTATATCGCGGAACTCACCGGGGCGCAGCGGCTCATCTTCATCACGAATACGAGCGCCACGGGCTTTAAATCCAGCAGGTAGGTTAGATAACGTGCCAGCATCAATCAATTGACGTAAAATGCTTGTAGATGCCTGAGACAGACCGCCAATCATGTGTGTAAGGCCAAAACCATAGAAGCCTAGACCGGGTAAAAACTTGTAATGCACAAAATACTGCTGCCTACGCATTAGCGGATCCATTTCGCTGTAATTCCTGCGAATGGACAATATCTCGTTGGTGGCCTCTAGGATGGTAACTACATATGGCATTTTCAAACCAGTAGGCTCACCCTCCATATCCATATCTTCAAAGCCAGTTAAATCCAAAGACGTATGAACCTCATGAAGAACAAGCTCTTCAGATCCAGAACCAGACAATTGTACGCCTTGAGCTTCATTCAAAGCTTCTTTTACGCCGCTATAATCCTCTGTATTAGGAGATCCACCTGGCAAATCAATATCTTTGTAAAATCCTGCAAGTTGTAACTTCAAGATTTCATTCTTATCCATGCGAATAATATGCGTAATACGCGGCGTAGTAAGCAAATCAGTTGCGCCATAAGGAACAACAACATCTTCAGCATGTACAAATTTGCTAACCGCTCTCTGTAACAGTGGGTCAAAATAAACCTTTTTAAATGTTGAACCTACAATCGGTAGATAGAATAGCATCTGATCTGTTTCAGGATCATACTCTTCCATCTCGTAGGTAATCATATAGTTCATGTAATCTTTAACACGTTGAGCTTGAGCAACAAGCTGTGGTGTCTCTGCGCCCATAGTTTGTGTGCGAACAGGGCCACCAGATGGTAACATCTCACGGTAAGCTTGTGCCTGAAACTGCGTCACTGACTCGGCAAGAAGTGGATGAACAACACCAGTAGCACCCTCAAACGGCTGGCTACGCTCTTCGTAGTTCATGCCCAGAAGCTCAATACCGCGTTTGTATGTGTCTTCCCAGTCCTGACGCGAGGACAAATCATCTTCAATGTCTCCAGATAAATCAGATGCAATAACACCTAAATCACCATCATCGACAAATTCAGCTAAATTTGCATCAAAAGGAATATCTTGAACAATTTGCTCTTCAACGATTTCACCAACAATGGCAGAACCATCATCCATTTCCATGACACCGGGCTGGGCAGGAAATTCTATAATATCAATCTCGGCCTGTTCTTGGGCGGTCATTTCTGGATCGCCAGCCCCTATTCCCTTTTCAACAGCCATATCTAGTCCTTTCCGCCTTCAATAACCACAAGCGTTGGTTTCTCTGGCATAGGCTCTGGTATGCCAAAATTAATTAACTCCTGTTGCTGTCTAACAGCATCTTCAACGCTAACACGCGGTTGATTTGCCATTCTAGCTTGATTTGCCTGAGAACGCAAAGCTGCCTGATTAGCAGCCGCTTCCTCACGACGTTTAACAGCTTTATTCACACCAAACTCGTAGTCTTCATCAAGACGCTTAAAAATCTTGTCTTTAATGGGACGATCAATAAAAATGTCCATCATATTCATGTCAGATATAGCTTTTTCTGTATTCTGCATAGCATCAACCATAGCTTCGCCACGAGACTTTCCAGAGTCTCTAGCTATGGCAAATTCGTTCTGTAAAATATCGTTAAACTCATCCGCAGGATTAATGCCAAGCTCCCTAGACTGAATCATTAAAGTATCATCAAGTTCAAGATACGCATCTTTCAAAGCATCTTCAATCGCTTCAAACTCTATGTCCTCGTCCAACTTCTGTTTAGCCACTGGTGATTTCATATTGTCTTTTTGCGCCTCAAGGACAAGCGTCTTATTTGACTTGCCTCGTGGACGAGGCCCAGCCATCGGAGCAAGAGTAGATGCAGCAATACCAAGACCATAAATATCTCTTTTCAATCTATTAGCCATGCCCTCACCCATGCCGAGGGTTTCTGCTAACTTACCAGCACCAGTGGCGGCACCACGCAAAGCGGTTTCGCCTACACGACCAGCATAATCTAAAACATCAATCGGAGTACCAACAATAGCGCGATTAACGGCACCAAGAGGAGTAGGGCCAAACATATCAGTCTTGTCAGCAAGTCGCTTAAACATTTCAGTGCTTGCTGGAGGGGCTGCAAAAGCGCCCATGATGCCTTGATCATCTGCCATCTAATCTCTCTTTAGGTGAGGCTGACTTCGGCGCAGTCACGAGAAGGGCATCAAGCATGACCGCAAAGCCATAAGCCAGCCTCTCTCGCACTATAACACCAAAATCAAATAACATCACCTTATCTTAACTTTTCTAGGCGCACCCATATAAGCCCTGCCCATGCCACGAACTTCACCACCTTGTTTAAATCCTTTAACACCACGACCTCTAAGGATGTCCTTTTGCGTAACCTTTCCGTCACCTGTCAGATCAGGAAATGCAGCGCCACCTTTTTTATATTTAATTGGCTTTAGAAGCTTTTTAATAGCTTCAACATCTTCTTTACTGATTGGTTTGGCACGTTCCATTTTAGGACGAAAACTACCTAATTCATCCAACTGTTCTTGAGTTGGTGGAACGTAAGGTCGTATCTTCTTAGGACGAAAACTTTTATCTGGCTTTTTTGCAGCACCACCTTCTTCCATGCCTTGTGCCTTTTTAACCCTATCAATCGCAGCATTAAGACCACCGCCTTTGTTGAGGCGCTTGACACCAAATTTTTCATTATGTTCTTTTCTAGCTCGTTCCTCTTTAATATCCATTCTTTGTGATGTGGCGCTGGCAGTGTCAAGACTTCTTGCGCCTTTTTTCATACGTTTCTTTCCGCCCTCTTTGTCCACCAAGCTCTGACCAGCGCCTAATACGAGGTTTCCTAATCCTTGTGGAAAAACACGTTTTAATTGTTTAAGAGCCGACCTGTTTTTTTCACCAGCAGTTACAGATTCCTCAAACTTTTTCAAAGCTGCGGCTTGTCTTTTAGTAAGCTCACCGAAGCTCTCGTATTCTTTTTTATTCTTTGCTGTTCTTTTAATAGGCGGTGTCATTAGAATACTCCTTTAAATCGTTGTGGACGGGCTATGGGGCTGAAGCCTCTTACAACACCGCCCCTGTTTTTCTTTACAGGCTTGACTACAAGAGGTTCTCTTAATTGCTGTATGTAACGATCAAGCTCTTCAACGCTCATCTTAGTAATATCAACTTTTTTCTTACCAATTACTTTGCCGCCCTCATTATAACCTGCTGGCATATCCTTCATGCCAATCTCAATGTTTTTAAACTTACCTTTACGAGCATCAGGAACAAAAGGAGCGTCAGTTACAGACTTACCGTCAACGGTCAGTCTGCGTATTTGAGCAGTAGACAATTTAGGCGGAGGCGATGTTTTTTTAAACTTACGTTTTTTAGAACGTAAATCTGGTTTTCTAGGTGCCATCAGTAATACTCCCTGCTACGCCTGTAAGTTGCCAAATCATCGTCTTCGTAATCAGAACGGGTGCGTATAAAACTGCCCTGCCTAAAACGCAGTATAGCCTGTGTCATCGAATCCGCCAAGTCATCA